ACTTCATCTGGTAGCGACACCCGCACCAATCCAAAAGACTATCCCATCTATAAAAAGCCGACTGACTCTGCGGCATCTTTTAGAGCAGCGTTTGCTAAAGCTAAAAAGGAAGGGAAAAAGACTTTTACTTGGGAAGGGCGTAAGTACACCACAGAAGAGAAGTAGGTAAATATGGCAGACAGTTTGAACACACATGACTTAGATGCAGGGGCTGAACCTGCAGAGCATACTCTAGCAATGCTAGAAAAAGCAGAACAATTAGAAAAAAATAATAACCCCGACCGTCCTGACTGGCTTCCTGAGAAGTTTAGCTCAGTTGAAGATATGGCTCAGGCCTATAATGCTCTTGAGCAAAAGATGGGAAAACCACAGGAACAGGCTCCTCCTAGCGAAGAGCCTCAAGAAGAACTACCAGAAGCCGCTTCCTCTGATGGAGGAGATGTAGCTGAGGTACTAGATAATGTCGGGTTAGACTTTGATGTATTTGAGCAAGAGTACAGCGAGAACGGCGAGTTAAGTCCAGAAGCTTACCAAGCTCTAGACGAAGCAGGCTTCCCTCGTAGCCTCGTTGATAACTACATCGAAGGTCAAGAAGCCCTAGCCTCAACAGCCAAGACTGAAATGTTTGACATTGCAGGTGGCGAGGAAGGCTATGGTAATATGATGGACTGGGCAGCAGATAGCCTGTCTCCGTCAGAAATAGAAGCTTATAACGCTACCGTAGAGAGTGGAGATGTAGGTATCACACGCCTAGCAATACAGGGTTTGGTAGCGAGGTATCGTTCCGAAGTAGGTACAGAGCCTAACTTAGTTGAAGGTAATTCTGGCACAACTTCGGGTGGGCGATTTGAAAGCGCGGCAGAGGTAACTGCTGCCATGCGTGACCCCAGATACCAAAATGACCCTGCCTATCGACAGAGGGTGGCTCAAATGATGGCACGTTCTTCGGTATTCTAACTGTCTCCACGGGATTGGGGGTCTTTGCACCCCCTCTCCTTCTAAGTACATCTACTGGGTGTCCTTAGAAGGGGAAACCCTAACACACAGCCAACATAACAAACGATTACCCCTGACCTGCTGCGGCAGACAATCTTGGCGAAAGGATGTGATGATTGCTGAGTGTACTTTAACTCAACAACATTACTAAGAGGTAAATCGAAATGGCTTCAGCCGCTTCAAACCCAGCTTACAACGTAAGTTTTCAGGGTCAAAATAACCTTTCCGGTGACGTGCGTGACTTGTTTCTCAAGCTGTACGCTGGCGAGGTTCTCACTGCTTTTGAAGAGAAGAAAATCATCTCTGACAAAGTTCGTACTCGTACAATCTCAAAAGGCAAGTCTGCTTCATTCCCAATGACAGGCCGTGCCTCTGCCGAATACCTTACACCAGGAAACGAAATCACTGGTGGGGCTATCCGCGCAGGTGAGCGTATCGTAACTATTGATGACTTGCTCATCTCTAGCCAGTTCATTGCTAACATTGATGAAGCAATCAACCACTACGATGTCCGTTCAATCTACTCTAAGGAAGCTGGTATCGCTCTGGCTAATGAAGCTGACCGGAACGTAGCTCGTATGCTCGTTAAGGCCGCTTTGTCTACCAACGCTACTCGTGCCGCTGGCCTAGTCCAAGACTACAAAGCGTTCTCAGAGGAAGACTTCACCGATAACGTAACTATTGGTACTACCAATGCCCATGACCTTGATGCCTCGCATCTTGCTCAGGCAATCTTCAACGCTCGTAAAGAGATGGAGAAGAAGAACGTACCAATGGATGGCGCATGTGTCCTCCTTCCACCTGACCAGTACTACGCATTGTTAGATGTTACTGATGGCAACAAGCTTGTGTACATGAACCGCGACTTCGGTGGCAATGGTTCTATCGCAGCTGCTAATGTTCCAAACATTGCTGGTATGCCTGTGTTCATGTCAAACCATGCTGACGTTACTAACCTGTATCAGAACTTCACTACAGGTGATGCTGCTGAAGGTAAGACTGGTGATAACGCTCCGCTTGCAAACACTGCAGGTTCTGGACGTGCAACAGCCTACGACCTGCCTACTGCTGCCGTAGATGGCGCAGACATGGTAGCAGTTGCTGCAAAAATCCGTGGTTTCGTCTTCACTCCAGACGCTGTGGCTACTGTTAAGCTACTCGACTTGGGCATGGAGTCTGAGTACCAGATTAACCGTCAAGGCACTTTGATGGTTGCTAAGTACGCGATGGGACATAACGTCCTTCGCCCTGCTTCTGCAATCGCACTCTTAGAGGCCTAGATTACATAGGGGGAGAGGTTTACAGAGCCTCTCTCCTTTATTTTTAGGGTAGTGTTATGAGCAACAAGTTAAAAATTAAAACCAAATCTCGTGTAAATGAGGCAGGTAACTACACCAAACCTACGATGCGAAAGCGCATGTTTAACAGCATTAAAGCTGGTAGCAAAGGCGGGAACCCCGGTCAGTGGTCAGCAAGAAAGGCTCAGTTACTTGCGTCACGCTATAAAAAGTCTGGTGGGGGTTACACAACGTGAAAAAACCCCAACAAAGTTTGAAAAAGTGGTCACAACAAAAGTGGCGTACTAAGTCTGGCAAGCCGTCAGCTAAAACTGGGGAGCGTTACTTACCCGAAGCTGCCATCAAATCACTGTCAGCATCAGAGTATGCCGCAACTACCAAAGCCAAACGAGAAGGCTCTCGTAAGGGCAAACAATTTGTTAGACAACCACTCAAGATTGCAAAGAAAACCGCAAAGTATAGGACGTAATTATGCCGAATGTAGCAGGTAAGAAATATGCCTACACCAAACAAGGCATGGCTCAAGCTAAGAAGGCTGCCAAAAAATCAGGTATGCCAATGAAAGCAACAGCTAAAACAAATATTTATAAGAAGAAGTAACATGGCTATCAAACGTGGTGGTCATAACTTCTCAGGGTTGAGAGTGCCTATTAGAACTCCCAACCACGGCTCAAAATCACATGCTGTTCTTATTGGCACTGCCAAAGACCCCAAGCTTATTAGGTATGGTGAACAAGGTGCGAAGACAAACCAATCAGCCAAACAACGTAAAGCGTTCAAGGATAGGCATCGGAAGAACATAGCCAAAGGCGAGACAAGCGCGGCCTACTGGGCAAATAAAACTAAATGGAAAGCATAGGAGGTTAGCATGGCGCAGACAACCAAGCTAGAAGCAGTTAACACAATGCTGTCTGCTATCGGAGAAGCTCCTGTTACTGCACTAAACTTAGGTCTAGTCGAAGCTGACATTGCTGAAACCATCCTAGAGTCCGTAAGTAAAGAGGTGCAATCGCAAGGCTACTCTTTCAACAGACAGCTATCCGTAGCATACAACCCTGATACCAATGGTAACATCGTATTACCCGCTGATATTCTAAGAGCAGATAGTACTCAGAAAACAGGCAACCTAGACCTAGTACAGCGCGGTCTTAAAATGTTTGATAGGGTTAATAATACCTACACTATCTCTGGCACAGTCTATCTAGATACTGTGACACAGTTAGATTTCCTAGACCTCCCCGAAGTAGTCAAACGCTACGTTACAATACGAGCAGGACGTATTTTCCTTGACCGTGTTGTAGGCTCAGCAACGCTTCACGGTTTCTCAGAAAAAGATGAGGCACGAGCCTTGTCAGAAATAAGAGACATGGAAGGGGAAGGACAGGACTTCAACATCTTCAACAGCTTTGACACATACAGCATCATCAATAGGGTGGCTGGGAGGACTGTCACATGACACTAATCAGTACGTCCATCCCAAACCTTATTAATGGTGTATCTCAACAGCCCCCATCCGTAAGGCTGGTTACACAGGCAGAGAAACAAGAGAATGGACTGTCTAGTGTTGTAGATGGCTTAACCAAAAGACCCCCAACAGAACATAAAAACTTCTTTATTACTGGCTTGAGCAGTCAACAGCAGACTGACTTTGCTAACGCTTTCATCCACCCTATCAGGAACTCTGACAACACCTTACATTTCTTGGTTATTCAGAAGGACGGTACGGTAACAATTTGTGACAGCGCAGGTACGGTCAAGTCGCTTACAAACAACGGCTCTTCATATTTATCTGGACTGACTAACCCATCGACAGAACTGACAGCCACGACTGTTGCTGACTTTACATTCCTTGTAAACAAAACAAAGACAGTAGCTCAGTCCAGCAATGCTTCACCCACGAGAAACCCCGAAGCTCTTGTCCATGTAGCTAAGTCGGATTACAGCGTAACTTACACTCTTAGCATTACTAAGGGGGGGCAAACGTATACACGCGAAATCAGTACAATGGCTTCTGTTCAAGATAGTACTGCAGACTCCGCTGACGCTGAAAAGTCAATTCAGACTGACCGTATTGCATCTAACCTTAGATACAACACAACTACAGAAACAGCTTACTACGGGACTACTTCCGGTGCTTCCATACCAGGCATAAACTTTGCTTTGTATGGCAACGTCATTCATATCTATGGCAGCTCATCTAATGATGACTTCACTCTAGAAGCTACGGACAGTAGAGGCGGTGAGCATCTCAGAGTCTTCAAAGGCGAAACTCCTGACTTTAAGAAACTTCCTACACAATCCCCAGAAAACTTTGTGATAAAAGTATCGGGCGATAACACCAAAGGGCAGGACGATTTCTATGTAAAGTTTAATACCAATGTAACTAATGGTAGGCCTGTATGGAAAGAAACTATCAAGTCAGGTATTCGTACTACGATTGACCCTTCAACTATGCCCCATACTCTGACCTATGACGGTTCTGCCTATACGTTAGGTACACAGGCGTATGACGACAGGCTTGTAGGGGATGATATTACAAACTCGTTCCCTTCCTTTATTGGCGAGAAAATTAACGATGTATTCTTCCATAGGAACAGGCTTGGCTTCCTTGCTGACGAGAATGTAATCTTCAGCGAAGCTGGGGAATACTTTAACTTCTTCAGTAAAACAGTAGTTACCCTTGTTGACAGTGCGCCTATTGACGTTGCCGTGTCTAACAATCAGGTATCTATCCTACGTCATGCTGTGCCGTTCAACGAGAGTCTCCTGTTATTCTCAGACTTCTCTCAGTTCCGCTTATCTGCAGAACAACTACTTACCCCTGAGACAGTCTCTATTGATGTGACTACACGCTTTGAGGCCAGCCTTGTGGCTAAGCCAAAGGGCGCAGGTAAGTATGTTTACTTCCCTACTAAGAAGGGAGCGTTTTCTGGTTTGCGAGAGTACTTCGTGGACATATCTACAGAAACAAATGATGCGTCTGAGATTACGGCACACATTCCTAGCTACATTGCTGGCACAGTAAAGAGTATGGCAGCTTCCTCTAACGAGGACATGGTATGCTTAATCACAGACGATGACGCTACTGTGGTTTACCCTTACAAGTTTTTCTACAAAGGAAACGACAAGCTACAGTCAGCTTGGTCACAATGGAAATTCTCTGGAAGTGTACGCTTCATGGAGTTTGACCAATCAGACTTGTTCTTTGTGACACAGTACGGCGACAAGGTTGCCCTTGAGCGTATGAACTTCTCGCGTGACGATGCACTGTCTGACACCTCTTTCCCTGTCTTACTAGATAGGCGAGTAAAGCTGACAGGCAACGACACCCTGCCCTACACTGATGCTACTGCAATATATGTTACCACTGCAGGAGCGATTGTATCTGCATCCGCTGCAGCTACCTTCCAAGCAGGAGGGGGTACGGTATACGCAGGTGTACCTTACACGCTGATTTACCGCTTCTCTCAACAAGTGTTCCGTAACCAGAAACAGCCTATTACCACAGGCAGGCTCCAGTTAAAGAATATGGCGGTAGTATACGCTAACACAGGCTTCTTCAACGTAGTCACAGTCCCACACAAGAACCTCCCAGTAGCCTCGCGTACAACGTACACACGGGCATTTACAGGCAGGGTGGTTGGTGGAGGAACTAACATCCTTGGCACAGTTCCGCTTGATACAGGAACCTATCGCTTCGGGTTACAGGCTAACGCACAGAATGCACAGATAGAACTTCAGAGTGCTAGTCACCTCCCCTGCTCTTTCCAAAGCGCAGAGGTAGAGGCTGAGTTCGTACTGAGGTCACAGAGGATGTAAATGGAAGGCCATTATAGACCGTACAAGGATGAAGATATCATTACAGTCGCTTCAAGCATGTGTGAGGCTGATGTATTGGAAGTCAAGCTGTCTGATGGCCTTTCCCCTCTAGACGCTCTCAGAAGGGCTGTAGAAGACTCTGCAGAGGTTAACACCATAGTTGGTTCAGACGGTGAGTTGCTGGGTATGTTTGGTCTTAGCTACGAGGATGACCTTGTTGGTAGCCCTTGGATGCTGTCTACAGGCAACCTGTCTAATTACTACATCAAGTTCCTACGCCAGAGCAGGCAGTGGGTTGAGGACGCTAACAAACGCAGGAGCGTGTTAGTCAACTACGTCCATGCTGAGAATGATAATGCCATTAAGTGGCTTCGTTTTCTAGGCTTCAGCTTCATTCGTAAAGTCGATTATGGAGTAAGCAATGCTCCCTTTTACGAATTTGTGAGGATTAAATAATGTGTGTTCCACCACAGGTAGCTATGGCTATAGGCCAAGCTGGTATGAAAGTCATCGAACACGAGAACGATGTTGCTGATTATAACAATACCGTCAACACCAATTATGGTAACAGAATTAATGCGGTTCGTGCCAGAGACTTGTCTATCAGTCGAGTCAGACTAAAGAACGAACAAGAGCAGGGTGTGATTACCGACAAGAAATTTGCCAATGCTATTGCAGCCCTGAAAAACACAGAAACATTTAAGACGGCTGCAGGTGAGGACAACATCGTAGGGCGGTCTATTGACCAAGCCTTAAACATGCGTATTGCAGACAGTCTTCGTAATGCTACCAAGCTGTCCACACAATCCAACATGATTGACGAGCAAGCCAAGATGGATGCTTTGGAAATCCAAGCACGTCTTGAGGGACGCTTGGCACAAATAGTTGACCCGAACCCTCCTAGCGTAGAGGAAGCAATCATTGGTGCCGCTGCCGCTGGCGCATCGGGGTACAACTCCACATCCGCACAAACTTGGAGCGACTTTTTTAGTTAGGAAAAATTATGGCATCAAAAAGAAGTCAGGTACGAAGTAACCTGCCAGTAATCGAAACTAACCAACCTGTCGCTAGAGTTATTGACACATTCGCCCCAGCCGCTGCCCCCGCCAAAACCCCTAACAGAACAGCTAATATTCTAGAAACCTTGATTAACTTTGGTCAGTCACAGAATGATAGGATTTTAGCAAAGCGCAAGGCAGAGCAAGAAGCACTAGAGAAGCAAGAGACTGATGCTCTTAACTTAGCATTTCTAGAAAACCCTGACCAGTTTGCTCAGGATTTACGCTTGGGTAAATTTAAGAACCTTACTTCCCCTGCCCAGCTTCTAGCTGGTGAGCATATGGGTGTACGGTTAGCTAGGAAGTATAACGTATTTCTTAGGGAAGAGTACGCAAAAGCAGGGCTTGCTGAAAGTGATGACGCTTCCGCTTTCTTTGAATTTGAAAATGGAATGCGTACTCAATTCATTCAAGACAATGGTGATGCCTTTACTAAAGAAGGGGTGTCGGCAGGATTTTCCAAAAGCTTTCGACAGTATATCCAGAGTTTGGACTCCACGCATACCTCGACAGCTAACACTAATCTAAAAGCAAACCAAGAGACAGCGTTCAAGGATGTAATCTTTACAAACATTGATGGCTTTTTAGCAGGAAGGGTGTCAAACGAAGACTTTGGCAACAACATCCGAATAGGACAATCTGATGCTAAGCTTGGGTACAACTTTGATAACAACACGGCTAACACCTTAACTGTTGATGCGTTAATTTCTTACGCTAAAGAAACCCCCGACATTAGCTTTGCACAAGCTAGGGGCATCCTTAATCTTGCTAATTTTATTCAGACAAGTCCGGGCAGTACTCTAAGTGGTACTAAGGAAGCCAGCTTCAAGATAGGGCAAGCCAATGCTGCTATTGATGATGAGGAAGAACGCGAAAACGATAAGAAAACCAAAGCTTATAAAACACAGAAGCTTATGGTCACTGATAACATCACTTCAAAAATAATGAGTGCGCTCCAGACAGACCCTAGCCAAACTCTTGAGTCAATTTTGTCTCCTACTGAGATGGCAAAAGCCAATGAATATTATCCTACATATCTCAAGGATTTTGCTCAGTACCAGAGCTTCTTCCAAAAAGAAAATACTGAGGTACTGGAAGGTAACGAATTAATTAACATGCGCCAAGAGCTAAGCACCACTACTAGCCGCGCTAAAGCTATGGAGATGCTTAACACGTTTGTGTCCTCTGATAGATTGAAGGGAGATGCTACTGCCTTTGGAACTTTGTTTGCACAGGTTCAGCAAATTCCTCTGGATGAAAAAGCAAAAACTCCGAAGCCTTTCTCTACAGACCCTTATTTCAGATTACGCTACAGCCAGCTAGGTGGAGTTGTAACTGAAGCAGGTGGATTTGTGTCTACTGGAAACAAGGACGAACCAACAAATAAAAGGCTCGTGGAGTTTTCCAATCAATTTATCGACTTATACCTATCTGCTGAATACGCAGGTATGACCGCTGTTGAGAAGAACGCCGCAGTCCTCAAGATGTTTGAAGACGTTAGTAAGTTAGAATTCTAAAGGAGTCGTTTATGGCTGAGCCAGATATTGCCACATCTGCGGATGAAGAGCAAAACGATGGATATATTAAAGACACTTTTGAAGGTATTGGCACTGGCGCAGTAAAAGCTTTTAACCAAATAACTGCTAAAGCAGATGCTGTTAGTGGTGGACTTTTAGATGATGCAGCTACTTGGTTAAATGAGAATGTAGTTGATTTAGGTAGCATAGGTGTCAATGAAGATGGCGAAGTAGTTTACGGACGCATAGCTGAAGCTCTGCGACAAGCTAAAGACCAAGGCCTTGAAGGCGTGGATTTAGATAATTACGTCAAGGAAAATGCTGACCTTTACAACCTGACTGACGGTCTGCAGACTATCCCTGGTAACATATCATCAGGCCTTACACAGTTTGCTGTCGGATGGTTACCAGTCAATCGTGTCTTGCGTGGAGTTAATCCCACAAGCAAGGTAGGAAAAGTTTCAAAGCTTATGGGTGAAGGCGCAGGCGCAGAGATGCTTGCCTTTGATAAGCACGAAGAACGCTTGTCGAACCTTATTCAAGAATATCCTACATTAGAAAACCCCATCACAGAGTTTCTAGCCGCTGACCCAGAAGATGGAACTGCAGAGGCATTACTCAAACAGGCTGTAGAGGGAGTACTCACCGAAGCTGCCTTCTTGCCGTTGATAGCAGGATTAAGAGCTATCAGGGCTAATCGGAGGAACTTTGACGAAACTGACGAGCTTGTCGCTGAGGCTGTTGCAGAAGCTGAGACATTAGTCCCACAGCTAGGTAATGATGTTGATGAAGCTATGGCAGCTTGGGAACAAGCAAACCAAGCCATCGTAAAATCACACGATGAAGCTGCTACAATGCCTAGCCCTGCCAACCAAAAGAAACGTGCAGAAGGCCGTAGCGAAGCTGTGGCTTCTATGACTGACGACCAAGTTTCTGACCTGCAGTCTAGAGGCGGTGCTATCACACAGACTAATGAAGAGATGATTGCATCAGCTAAAATCTCTATTGGTCAGCACTTAGCCAAGTATGGTGATAACACAGAGCAAGGCATCCAAGATTGGGTCACACGCTTTGGTGGCGATGTAGTAAGGGCGAGAAAGACTTTAGCCCGTGCTGTGGTTCTTGCAGATGTTGCAGATGTTAACTTTGGAAACGTACTTAGTAAGTATGAGTCAGGCGATGCGTCTTATGCAGAGCTAACTAATGCGTTCAAGCAGGTAGTGTCCTCAGTAAACGTAGCCCGTGGCGGCTTCTCTGAAGCTGGACGGATGCTGGAGTTTTCTAAAGTCGTAGATGGATGGAATATCAACACCCTTGATACCGCCATCAAAGCAGGAACAGCTTTACGCAGCAATCTCAAAGGCCGTAAGAAATTCTTTGCTCAAATGGCTAAGTATGGAATCCAGCTACAGAACGCTGGGTCTGCTGGCATTGGCATGATTAACGAGTTGTTCATCAACTCTATCCTGTCAGGAGCCAAAACCCACATTGTCAACATAGGCTCCAACACATACACCATGCTCACCATGCCTCTTGAGAAGGCTGTGGGTGCTGCCATCACAGGCAACAAAGATGACATGATGAAAGCCCTACGCATGTATCAGGGCTTTGCCTATGGAAGCTGGGCTTCTGCTAAGGGAGCCTTCGGCGCACTAAAGAGTGGACAAACTAAGCTAGATGCCGACTACTCCATCATGGAAGACGGCAAGATGGTGAAGGAAGGGTACATTCCCGTTTGGGCTGGTGGTGGTATTATCCGCGCACCTACACGCCTCCTTGCTGCTGAAGACGAGTTCTTTAAGCAGGTCAACTTCCGCGCTTTTGTATACGCAGAGGCAATGGAAGCTGGGCGTAACCTTATCAAACGGGGAGACATTAATCCTCTTACTGATAAGCCTTACACCAAAGCTGACCTTGCTAAATATGTAGATGACGAAGTTGAAAAGGCCGTCAATGTTCAAATCGAACAGGCAATGACCAGAACAAATAGCGATGAAGCTATTGCTGCTACGGCTGACGAGGCAATACAGTACGCCAGAACATCTACCTTTACTCAAGGGCTAGACGGACAAGTGTCTAGAGGGATTAGTAAAGCTGTAACAGACTTTCCTATCCTCCGACAGATTAACCCTTTTGTCAGAACCCCCCTCAACCTTCTGTCGTACACTCTGCAACGAAGTCCTTTAGCACCCCTGTCAGGCAGGTGGCGTAGGGATTTAATGTCTGGAGGCACAAGAAGTGGCGAAGCAGTAACTAGATTGGCTGTAGGCTCCGGGCTTGCTACTTATTTCTATAACCTTGCTGTCGATGACATCATCACAGGTTCTGGAGAAACCCTGACTACAGACCAAATCAAGGGTATGCAGGACATGTTCGGGTATGACAAGAACTCTGTCATTTCCAAAGACGGCTACGCTAACATCCAGCGTTTATCCCCTGCCCTAGACCTTATGACTATCATGGCTTCTATCCATGAGCTTAATAAGTATGGTGCAGTCGAAGAAGCTGATGAATTAGCTATGGGCATCACGATGGTCATTACAGAAATGATGCGTGATAAGTCATTCATGCAGGGTATTGACGATTTCTTCAATGCTATTGATGACCCTGAGCGTTACGGTACATCCTACCTTGGCAACCGTGCAGCAGCGTTAGTTCCCTACTCTGGGCTTCTGAAGTCAATCAACCAAGAACTTATTGACCCTAAGAACAGGAAACTTTGGACAGTCCTAGAAGGCTTCAAAAAGAATGTGCCAGGATTATCTGACGACCTTGACCCTATTTATAACATCCTTGGGGAAGAGAAGTTTATACCTGATTTCTACGGTACAGACTTAGCCTCCCCTGTTGGGTGGTCTGAGCTTAAAGGCGAAAGCCCTCTCGCAGTAGAATGGAAACGTGCTGCTGATGCAGGCTTACCTTACAATATTGGTATGCCAAGCACTAACAAAGGCGGTATTGACCTAACTGACAGAGCTTTCAGTGTTGGTCTTGATAACTCACCTCTTAACAAAAATCGTCCTCGTGCCACGGCATGGGGGGAATGGATGGCACGGTCAGGAACTATCAAAGCTGTTGCTCGTATTGATGGAGTAACAGTTAGTAAAGAGCCTGTCACGTTGAGGGAAGCACTTAACAAGTTAGTAGCCCACCCTAGTTTCCAGACTGACGCTACAGCTAATATCCGTATTGGCGACAGGGTTTACACAGGGACTAAAGAGCAACTTATCCAGAAAACCATATCGTCCTATAGGCGTATTGCGTGGGACACAATGGTAGGCCAAGACCCCTTCGATGGGGGTGGTGGAGTGTTTGGTACTGATGGTGTTTTGTACGAAGTAAAAGGCAAACCACCAAAGGAATATAAGAATTATCCAATCTACCAAAGACTAGCCATAGCCTACTGGACGAACAATCAGGCACAAAACAACTTTGTTAACTCGCAGGAAGGACGAGCCTTCATGCAGGATAACACACCACAACTTAATAGCGTACTCACAGGAGGCACTAACTAATGGCTAATTCCGTAGTCACCTTCGCAAGTATTGGTTCGCCTCAATCAAGCTTTTCATTTTCATTTAGCTACTTAGCTGCAACTGATATTGATGCGTTTGTTGATGGTACATCTGTGTTTGCAAACAATGCCTCCACAGGTACAGCAGTTGGAGGAAACACC